GGCCCCGGCTTCTTCCCGCTCGAGCCTGACGACCTGGTGGTACCGGCTGAGCGCGGCGTCAAAAGCCTGCAAGATTTCAGCTTCATTATCCGGCGCGTACCTGTGACCGTGGACGATCTTCAACATGGAGACGGCACGCTCTACAAGGGCACCGCAGACCCCGAATTCGTAAAGAAGGCCATCGACTGGGCGCAGACCGGGCAGAACGATTACACGATGTCGTCCGACCCCGTGCGCACCGAACGCGAGCGCTCGGAAGGCGTCGATTATGACAGCTACACGTTAGGCCGGCGCATCATCTGGACCTGGGAGTGGTACGGCAAATGGCGAATGTTGAAGGGCGGCGATGCGGAGGAAAACGAACTCGGCAAGCGCGACCAGTACGAAAGTGACATAGTAATCCGCTTCATTCCCGGCATGCGTGAAATCATCGGCTGCCAGGACTTGCTCGAGCTGTACCCGAAGATGCGCAACCGCCGGCCGTTCGTGGAATCGACCCTTATCAAGGACGGCACGTACCGACCCAAGGGATTCGGCGCCCTGCTCGGAGATCTCGAGGACGATGCAACCGCCAACTCGCGATTATTCGCGGCTGCCGGCGAACTCTCGGTGTGGCCCATCATTTTCTACAAGCCCGGCGGCGGTATGAAGCCCGGCAACTTCAAACTTGCCCCAGGCACAGCCATTGCAACCGAAGATCCGGCGAGCGTCAACGTCATCAAGCTGAATCCCAGCCTTGATTTCACGATCGCCAGACAGCAAGACATCCTGAGCGTAGCTGAGCGCGTCACCGGCATCACCGATCAGTCGCTAGGCCGTGCAGTCGATCGACCGAGCGCCCCGAAGACCGCAACCGGGCAGCTCGCACTGATCGAAGAGGGCAATGTACGCGCGTATCTGGATGCAACGATCCTCCGCGAGGACATGGAGCATATCGTAGGCGAAATCTGGGAATTAGACGTTGATATGGTGCCGAACACCGAGCCCGGCCTCTTCTTCCGTGTGACCGAAGAGCAGGCGGACGGCCTGTTTGATGTGCGGCAAGGCGGCGCCTTCATGACGCCCAAGGAATTCGGCGGCCGGTACGATTTCAAGCTCAAATTTGCGACCACGGTATACGCCCGCCAGGCGAAGAAGCAGGAGTTTCTAGCCTTCTATCAGGCGGCGATGATGTGTCCGCTTGTCCAACAGAATCCAAAGGCCATGTGGTCGCTGTTGAACATGCTGGCGAAACAGTTTGATATCGACTTTGCCGATGTGATCCCGAAACCGGCGGACCTCGACCAGCCGAAAACGCCCGAGCAGGAATGGGTGGAAATGCTCGAAGGCCAGGAGGTTGAACCGAACCCGATGGACGACGACGCGGCCCATATCCAGGCGCATATCAAGCAGCTCGAAGACGAGCGCAAGGACCCCGACCGCGACGTGCAGGCTATCGGCCTCAACGTGGCGCATGTACTCGCACACAAGCAACAAATGAGAACCAAGCAGTTAATGCAGGCCATGACTTCGCAGCTTGTACAGCAGATCACTCCACCCCCAGGCCAGCAGCAGGCCCAGCAGCTCGCCCAACACGTCGGACTCATGCAGCAGGCGTACGGCGGCGCCCCACCTCCCGAGCAGCAGGGAGCCCCCGGCGATGTTCCCGCACCTGATCAGGCATTCGGCGCACAGGCGGCACAGCAACCCGTTGAAGGCCAGATGTGACCGAACCCGACAGCGCAGAGTATGACGCGATCAGAGAACTGAGACAGTCTGCCGGCTACGAACTTGTGGAAGAGCGTATCTACGTAGAACTGAATCGCCAGTGTATTGCCCTCGAGCAACCGGCCGGCGGCGAGCAGACCGAGTTTATCCGCGGGTACATCAAAGCGCTGCGCACCGTGCTCACGATCCCCGAGATTTTAGAAAACGAATTGAAGGCCTAGTCATGAAAAAACACCCCAGGAGTCAACCCAAAGCCATGCAACCCCAACCGAATATGAACCCCCAGCAGCTCTCAGACGACCTCAGAGCGGCCAGCCTCGCGGAGTTTGGCGACACCGGCGCGGAGATGTTCCCCGCCAAATACTTCAACCCTAACGTGCGCTCGATCGACCCGGCAGAAGGCCGAACACCCCGCATGCCGAAGTACTGCGCTACCAACTTCGGCGCCATCTGTCTGAAGCTGATCTTCTCGGAAGGCAACCCCGATAACGGCGGCTACATTTGCACGGGCCTCGGTTTCGGCAACGCCATGCTCTTTACCGGCCTGCTCGGTTCCTACACGGACACCGAGCCCGTACCCTATCTGGCTTTTGGTCCGGACATCACCGCCCCGTTCGTGAATGCGGGCACGCTGCTCGACTACCTGAACCACGGCTATGGAATCAGCAAGTCATTCGAGGACGTGCTGAACGAAATTCGGAAAGCGACGTAGCGCCATGTTCAACGAAGACGAAGCCCCACCCATTCCGATCGTGCATGATCCCGTTCCCGCCGGCATGGAGCCTGACCCCGAAACAGAGACGGTCCCCGAAACAGAGACCGTGCCCGAGCTAACCCGCGTCAACCGCGTTTCAGGCCACGAAGTAGCGGACAAACTTCGCCAGGAGCGCAGAGTAAAGCGCCTGGAAGAAAAAGGATACTGACGATGTTCACCAAGAAAGCTCCGCCCTTCGCGAAGGGTGCACCGAAGAAGAAGGGCAAGCCCGCGGCGAAGACAGCCGGCCCGCCTCCCGCGTGGCAAGGTATCGGCAACAAGATGCTCGCAGGCAAGCCCGGGCCCGGCGCCTGCTAAATGAGCCCGGCATTTCAGATCGGTGAACAGTGCCACTACTGCCAAAAGTGGCGATGGCCTGCCGATATCATCCACCAACCAGGTGGAGTGAAAATCTGCCAACAGTGCGAATGGCGGCACCTCGAAGCGCTCAAAGCACTATCAACCGGCCAGTTTAATGGCTCCTGTAGCGAATGCGGCAAGTCTCGAGAACAGCTCCGCAGCCCTGACGGGAGAATGGCCATTCATTTTGAAAACGGACTCTACCGCGTGATGTGCGTGAAATGCGATCGCGCCTACGTTCGCAAGCGGAAAGACCTGTACGCCGATACCGAATTCGGCCACTCGATCGGATTGAAATGACTTACGTATTTCAGCTCGAAATACAGATGGCTCCTGGGCAAGAGGACACGCATGCGGCTCTTACGGCCGTGCTGAGTTCGATAGCTACGGAGTTTGCCGCGCTCAAGAAGCCGGGCCAGGATCCGCCATTCCGACTCACCGTAGTCGATCTTGGGCACAACAAACGATACGGCGTAACGGATACAAAGGCCCGCTAAGAGTTCGAATCCAAGGAGAATATGGAACCTGATGAAGTGCTCGGCAACGAGCCAAATACACCCGATGTGTCCGACAAGGGCCAGGGTAAAGACGAATACGTACCACTCACCCGCGCTCAAGCGGAATCGCTGCAACGACAGGTAGACGAATCGCGCGAGTCTGAACGCTACTGGTCGGCACATGCCCGCAACAACGGCCAACAGCAGCAGGCCGAACCGGAAGCCGAAGACGGAAGCGAATTCTACGACGAAGAAACAGCGACAGAGGGCAACACCCCTGAGAAATTCGTAGACGATCTAGCCTCGACCGGCGCGGCGGCGATTGGAAAGGCCGGCTACGTTACCAAAGCGGAAGCGCAACGGATCGCAGCCGACACCGCGGCCCGGGTATCACGCGAATTCATCGGACGCGAGCGCCAGAAGATGGGATCCGATACCAAGATACTGGCGGACTTCCCGGAGCTGAAAGACCAGAATTCGGACCTCTACAAAGAGACGGCGAAGCATTATCAGGAAGCCGTGGCAATGGATCCGAACGCGGTTAAAAGTCCAGTGGCCCTCTATCTGGCAGCCAAAACCGCACGCGCCACATTGAAAGCCAAAGCCGCACCCAGGCGCGACGATGACGACGACAGGCCCGAACCGGAAAGCGATCGCAGAGCACGCGCCAACTCCCAGGACGGCAGGGCTAAGGGCAGGGCGGAAGTTGAAGACGATGACATGCTCGGCTCGGAAGCCCGCTCGATCGTAAAGAGCATGGGCATTACAGAGGCAGAATTCAAGGCCTCACGTAAAGAGACAGCAGGCGCAGGGAGACGGCGATGAAAAACGAAGAGAAACGCGCACGGCAGGAAGCGGCCGGCATTCCGGAGTCACCAGGAAATCGCAATCCCGAAGAGATCCCGACCGGCGAGACTCGCATTCTCCAGGCGCATATTAACGGCGTGCTGGTGGCAGACCTCAACCTACCCGGGCATGTGCTCGCGGCACTGGACTGGAATCTGACCGATGAAGGCATTGTCGAGTTCAACTCTCGCCCCAACGTGCGGGAGGCCTCGGGCGTAACGCTCGGACAGGATGAATTTGGCAAGGCGCTCGAACAACGGCGCGACGAAGTTAAAGAGCGCGACTTCCCCGCCTATGAGGCCCGTGACCCACTCAAGGAAGTAGCCGACCGCTACACCACACCGGGCATGCGTCCGAAGTTCCTATCAGGCGCCCGGGTGAAGGAAGGCGGCGGCACCGGAGACTATGAAGTCGTAAAGTACCCGGAAGGCCACAAGAAAGCGGGCGATGCGGTCATGGTCAAGGGCATGGTGCTCGGACAGATGCCCGAAGCTCGAGCAGTGGCACGCGGCAAGCACTACCGGGACCGCGGCAACCAGCTTTTAGCGCAGATTGAACAGGCGCACAAAGCCGAAGGCGGAGTAGTCGACCGCTAAAGAATTACCAGGGGAGGCCAACTCGGGCGACGGCTCGGGAAGGCGGTGAAGTAGTAAACCAGCAAAGCCGGCTACCCTCCCCGTTCCAAATCAACGCGAAGCAGGCGCTTCCATCCAACCGTCCCGCAAGGGCACCCGGAAGCGGTATACCTCACCTGCCATTGTCTTCGCTCCATGAGGCAACACCAACAACTCTAGGAGTGTTTCTATGGCAAACGTAAACGCGCCCTTCGGCTTTCGTCCGACGATGCGCACGCTTAGCGGGGCATCCGGAACTCTGGTTCCAGCCCACAAACTTGCAGGCTACGGTACCGCCCTTTTCGTAGGCGATGCAGTAACCCACGCAGCCGCCGGCACCAAGCCGAACCTTTGTATCGATGCGGCAATCACCCCGGGCACAACCCCCGTGCTCGGCGTCAACCTCCAGTGGGGCGCCGTCTCAACCGCAACCGATCACACCATCATCATTGCGAAAGATGCCGTCTTCATCGTGCAGGGCGATGGCTCAGGCGCTACCTTCCTGGTCGCTGCCAGTCTCCAGAAGACCGCCAACCTCGTACTTACCGCCGGCAACGCTTCGACCAAAGTGTCCAAGCACTCGCTGAGTGAGACGAGCCTCGCGGCAACCAACACCCTTGACCTCAAGGTAAGAGGCCTCTACCAGGCGCCGGATAACGTCCTGGGGCAGTATGCCAAGGTCTTCGTGACCTTCAACAACCTGGTTGAATCCGACCAAAAGGCGGGCATCTAGCCATGATGATTCGTGGACAATTCTCCGATTTCTTCTTCGAGACGATGCTCCCCGCGCTCAACGCCAAAATCTGGAAGAGCTTCAACGCCAAAAAGGCGATGGCGAAACAGTTCCTATCGAGCGATACCACCACGCGCTCGATCGAGCAGTATTCGTTCATGGCCGGCGTCGGACTTCCGACCCTGGTAGGCGAAGGCGAAGACACCCCGACGGATAACTTCGTTCAGGGGTTCAACAAAACTTTCAAGCCCGTGAAATATGGGCTCGGGATTCCCGCAAGCCAGGAGCTGGTAGAAGACGACAAGGTTGGCATCATCGGCAAACGCTCGGTGAAACTCTCCGATTCGATCTTCCAGGCCCGCGAGATTCAGGCGGCCTCCGTCATCAATAACGGATTCGCCCTGACCGACTCGGCCGGCAACTCAACCGCACTGCCAGACGGCAAGGCCCTTTTCGCGAGCGATCACCCGCTAGTCAAGGCCGGCGGCACGCAGAGCAATATCCTTTCGGTCGCGGCCGATCTGGACGTAGCGTCCCTGGAGCTCGCCCTCACCGACTGGGAACTGATCAAGTCCCATGAAGGCTTCCTCCAGATGCTGCCCACCCCGCGCGTATTCACCGCTTCACAGAACCGCTGGAACGTGGCGGAAATCCTGAAGAGCCAGATGCGCTCGGACACGGCCAACAACACCGCGAATGCGTTCAAGTACACCGAGAACGGCGGAGTCATCGAGTCCCTGACCTGGGCCTATTTGACCGACCCGGACGCCTGGGGTCTTATCGGACCTCCGGACGAAACCGAATTGCTCTGGCTCGACCGCAAGGCGCCTTACACCAAGGCGGATTATGTGGAAAAAAATGAGACGGGCATCGTCTACATGCGGTATCGCGCGACCTATGGCGCCTACGGATGGCGCGCAATCTACGCCACTCCTGGCGCATAATCGAAAGCCTCACCGTTAGCAAACCTCACAGGGGAGTCTGCGTGAACGCTCCGGGCTCCCCTACTTTTCCCCAACCAGCAAGCAATATCCTGAGCGGCCCAAGGGCAGCCAGCAGACAAAGGAACTCCATATGGCCGTCCCAACGAATAAAGAATCGACCCGTTTTACCAGCCTGCGAATCCAGGCGACCCGCACGGATGCGAACACGATCGCCAAAGTACCGCTGACCATCAAAGCAGTCGCAGGACAGACCGCGAACCTGCTCGAGCTGCAGGACTCGACCGGCGCCGTACTCTATCGCATCGACTCGACCGGCCGCGGCGCCATCAACGCGACCTCGAAAACCATCATCGATAGCGCGGCGACCTCGCTCGCAGATGTGGCCTGTGCAGCCTCGGCAATGGTGGGCGGCAACCTCCACTATGTGGTTCGGGCATCAGACGGAACGGACTTTCAGGCGCTTTCGGGCATGGTGACGTACAGCGGCGTGAACAAGGCGGCTACCATCACCGGCACCATCACCGAACTCGCGACCAACCAGGCGAAGACCGTCTCGGCCGGTACCCTCACGCTGGCATGGACGATCGTAGCGGGCGCCAACAAACTCACGATCAAGGTGCAACCCACGGGCAGCTTGACCGAAACAACCCCCTACGACATCACCTTTACCATTTCGCCAATTGTCGGCGCAGTCACGGTGCTCTAAATGGCGCGCAACAAGTCGGTAGCTTCAATCACCATCGCAAGCGGCGCCTCACTCTCAGGCGCCGTCAATCTGGGCGATAAGGTGCTTTGTGCAATCATCCTTTCCGCTGCATGGACAGCCGCGGCGCTCAGCTTCCAGGCCTCCGAAGACAACGGAGTGACCTGGAAAGACATGTTTGACGATGGCGGCCAGGAGGTCACCATTCCAACCGCCGGCGCGGTAGCAGGCCAGCGCATCTCAATCGATCCCGCCATGTTCGGCGGGGTCGACATGATCAAAGTACGCTCGGGCCTCACAGCGGCAGCCGTCAACCAGGCGGCCGACCGCATCCTAACTGTCGTCTCGAGGAAATTCTATGCGCTGGATTAAGACGGTTCTGCTCTTCGCCCTACTGGTGCTTCCTGCCGCGGCGCAGGTTTCCTCAAACGCTACCCGCTTACGAAACCGGCTGATTTGCAACCCGTTCGCCCCAACCACCAACCAGGTGCTCACCTGGAATGGTGTCTGCTGGGGCGCAGCGGCAGGTGGCGGCATTGCCTCACTGACGGATGACGGCACCAACACCACGAGTACGCATCGCTTTCTCGCGCCAAACGGTACAGGCCTGCTACCTGCCTACTCGTTTACGAACTTCCCCAGTTCGGGGATTCACGCGGCAACCGGAGTTCTGGCCTTCGATATCGTTGGGGTTCAGGTCGGCACGCTCCAGGCGAGCGGCGTGCAATTTCCCGGCTATGGCGTGACGTCCGACACCGGCCCGCTTGCGCACGGAATGAACATCCGCGAAATCGGCGTCTATGGCCTCTCAACCGGAATCGGCAATGCTGCAACCGCGGGACTCTCCTACCTCGGGACCGCGGCCGTGGGAGTCGGCAACGGCACTGCCGGCGACTTCACCGGCACCCTGCAGGCAGGAGTCAGGACCACCGATCCTGGCTGCACAACCACCGCGCATATCGGCAAACAGTGGTTCGACGTCACAACCACCTCGACCGTTTACAAGGTCTGCCTGAATGTCGCGGGCACGCTCACCTGGGTAACGAAATGACCTACGGGCAGCTCAAACTTAGATTGACGCAGGCCTTCCCTTCCGTCTCGCTCGATCTGCTGGAAGGATGGGCGAACGATCGCTATCAGGAGATTCTTAGCGAGCTGCCCTGGTCAAGGCTCACCGTTCAAGCGGTGCTCCAGACGGTTGCACCCTACTCGACCGGCACGGCTTCCGTAACCCTCGGCTCGGCTTCCATCACGGGAGTAGGAACAACCTGGGCGGCTGCCATGACGCGCCGGCAGTTCCGCATCACCAGCCGCAACGAGCAGTACACCTTCACCTTCGTCTCGGCCACCACCGGCACGCTCGACCGTCCCTATGAAGGACCCACGGCAACCCTGGTGCCCTATTCGATCTCTCAGAACATCTACAGCCTGCCGGCGAATGCCACGATGTTGCAGGAGGACGCCTTCGGCTCCTGGGAATACGGCCCGCTTCGACGGCTAACCAGTCCGCAGCTTGGGCAGTTCTACAACAGTACGGGCTCACCGCTCGCATGGTACGAGGTGATGGACGACGCGAGCACTCCACCGCTGATGCAGGTGAAATTATTCCCCTCACCCTCAGCGGCAATTGGTATCCCCTACGAGTACATTGCAGGCGGGCCCGACCTCGCGACCACAACGACCCTTTTACAAATCTGGATGGAGCCCAGCGCCCTGGTCGAAGGCATCACCGCAAAAGTGAAAGCTCATCTGAAAGACTACGCCGGCGCGCAATTTCACAGTGTGGAAGCGGCCCGATGTCTGAAAGGCATGCGGGCCACAGAGGCGCAAGGCCTCGCACGCTGTGAACTGACGATGGATCGCTATTTCACTCGGCACAGGAATTCGCGCGGGAGATAATCTTTGCCCATTCGTCGGGGTGCTTGTTGCTTTTTCGGTGGTTGCACGTGGGACACAGCAGTTGCAGATTTTCAGGACCATTCGAGCCACCACGACTCACCGGCATGACGTGATCGACATGATATTTTCCTTTGCCAGTTTTGGTGACGACAATTTCGCAGGCTGCACACTTTCCCATCTGCTTTTCAAACAGCAGGAGAACATCTGCGGCTGTATGGCGGCCCCCGAGATTACGGATACGTGCTCTCCTGTTTCGGGTTCGAGCCAACCCCACGTCCGGGTGCGCATCATTCCACGCCTTGGCTTTCGCGACGGCCCTTTCGGAATGGTCCTGGGCCCACTGAATCGCGCGATCCAGCAGCTTGGCTCGGTTCTTTTGGTAATATTCGCGCTTTTGCGCGCGTTCTTTTTCAATCCGCTCAGGCGTAGCTTTGCGCCAGATTTTGCTACGGCGGCGGGCGCTTTCTTGTGCCTTGTCGGTAGCGGCGTGGGCCTTGCACCTCGCCCTCTCCCTTTCAAGGTTCTTAACGTACGACTTTCTCTGATATCCGCGGCTCTTTTCGGGGTTACGAGCGTGTTCCAATCGCCTCTGCGCGTTCCTGCACTCTCGTTGTTCTGGGGTAAGCTGCTTCTTAGCCATGCGGTCTGCGCTCCAGATCGTAAGGTTAGGGTCGCGTCAGTGTTGAAGCACTGGCTCGGCCCGTTCAACTATTCTAGCGCGAATTCGCTTCTAGCCCCAATAAATATAGGTATTTCGTGATTCCGGATCAGTGGGCGGAGGACGAAATTTACGAGCTGTTGAGCTGGGACCTTCCCGGAGAGGTAAGACAGCGCGCCCCACAGCGGAGCGGTCGAGTGCGGCGCGCGATTTCTAGGCTTTCTTCTTCGACGACGCGGCGGGCTTCTTCATAGGCTTAGCCTTCGCACTCTTCGCGGGTTTCTTCGCTGTAGGCATCGAACATCAATCTCCTTTCAGACGAGTATGTCAGATCCCCTGTTGATCCACGTAGTAATTTCGGCCGAAATGTCACGGACGGATGACCCGGGCGCGCTTATCGTCAAGCTCACGCAGGCCTTCCAGGCGGCCGGCATTAAGCAATTGCGTGCGATCAGTTGGGCGCCCGTTCGGGAGCTGAAGCCTTGACCGTAGCGGACATCACCGCTCGCATCATTACCCGGATTGATGACGATCCCGTAACGCCTATTTCGGTGTCGGCCGCGGAAGTACTCGCAGCCATCAATGAGGGCCAGGAACTCGCGGCACTGCTCACGCTCTGTTTGGAAAAGACGGTAGACTTCGCACTCGCGGCGACCTTCTACACGCAACGCTCGACCCTGACCGATTTCCTGGTACCGCTCCGAATCACCGTAGCGGGCATCAGGCTAAGGCCTTCGACACTGG